AAAGATTTACATACTGAAATTAGAATTAGTAGCGGGGACTTTTACGAATTGGTAAATAATTATTTTGACTACCAAGCTTTAGGTATAATCCCCGCACTAGACTAACACATCCAAGAAACCCAGTCTTTAGTTTTCTTTTTAATAGGCTCATCAACTACTACAGGTACTTGAAAAGTAACGCCGTATTCTGGGTGGGTAAACCATAAAGCCTGTTGTGGTCTTTCAGATGTGAATCTATTTGAGTAGGCATATTCATCATAGCCTTTTGTGGAACCATTCACAATGCAACCTTTTAAAGATATGTACTGATGGTAGTGCCCCATGATTACATAGTCAATTGTTTTATTTTGATTGTGGTATTCTTGCTTTATCTTCTGCACACCACGCGCAATCGGACCAAGCATCCCCACAATTCCCGTGCCCCCCGACACTCCGAGACGATCTCCATGTGTCAGTAAGTAATTAAAACCATATACTTTGTATACTGTGTCAAATCCTGTAGGTATTTGGAATTGGATTCGCTTGTCATTTTTAAAATGTCTAGACAACAGATTGTATAACATCCAATCGTAGTTGGTTTTCGCGGCTTGCTTGTGGCGATATTGTTTATATGTACGAGAGTGATTACCGAATGTGCAAGGTACAAATACTTTACCAAATACATCCGCGAATTTACCCAGTGCCCATGTTAGATTGTCTAGTAAGTCTAGGACATGCTCAATATTAGAGCCATCATTACTCTCCGCCAGTTCATCGTGGATATCGCCCGAGATCATATCGCCGCCTAACGCACAAATAATCCCAGGATATTTAGGATTAACCATATGGTTAGTACATAGGTCTATGGTAGTATCAATAACATTCTTGAATCTTCTTAACGCAATCGTTCTATCGTATTCATTGATCCCGTTGACCGCTTCTTTATAGACGACTTCGCCCCAGTGAAAATCCGATAGGAATATTGTAGGCACACCAGGTGCCCCCTTGGCAGGGGTATTCTTTGTCAACCACTTAGGTGGTTTAACTTCATGCTTCTCTGCCTTGAGTAAACTATCTTTTAATTTTTGGTGGGATAGATTCTCTTTGGCTAGTAAATCTACCTGTCTTTTCAGATCACGAACTTCTGCGTCGTGTGCATATTGTTGTTCAATCAATGCCGCCTCAGCGTCGGGGGGCACCAATGTGGGTTTAACACCCTGCAGTTGTGCTTGTTCAATTCTCTCGATAAGAGTAGTGCGCGGGATTCCTAGCTCTCTAGAAGCCGCCGCTTTATTGCCTTTGTTTCTGATGACCGCGTTCAATGCGTCAATCAGTATAGTTTTTGCTATTGTTTTACCCATAATTATCTCCTGTAGTGCGCGAATAATACCACGTTTTTTGACCCTTGTCAAGCAAATAATGATATGGTATAATCTTACCATGAAACTCACAGAGGAAATAAAGATAACAGCACCTATCGTAAAGATCGGTGGAGATGCAGTTAAGGTGGAGGCTCCTCAATCAGAGGGCTCTTCTGAATCACAACAACCACAGGAATAATCCATGAACAGAGCTGGTATGAAAAAACAAATGCAGGGTGGTGCAATGAAAAGAACTAACGCACCCAAGAAAGTTCCCAGTGTGGACAAACGAGTTAAGAATATTCTGTCTCAACAAAATAAAAAGAAACAACTCATGGCATCTTTCATGGGAGAATCTCCTACACTTAAAAGAATTAAATCTAATATAAAGAAAAAGAAACCTAAAAAAATAGTCTAGTGAAAACTAAAACTAAAAAATCCACAGTCAACAAGGCGGGTAATTATACCAAACCTGGTATGCGAAAGTCTTTGTTTGAAAAAATAAAAGCTGGGGGAAAAGGTGGAGCCCCAGGACAGTGGTCAGCACGCAAAGCGCAGATGCTAGCCAAACAATACAAAGCAAAAGGTGGAGGTTATAAATCTTAGTATGGACAAAGTTTGTCAATTTTGTGGGCACAATTGCCACTGCAGTAACTCCTCCCAATGCCATTGTGGTTGCGCAAATTGCGTACACGGAAAGGGATAAGGATGCCGAAAGTAGGAAAGAAAAAATTCCCCTATACAAAGAAAGGGAAAGCAGCCGCCAAGAAGGAAGCCAAAAAATCTGGCGCCAAAATGTTAACAGGAAAACAGAAAAATCTACCAGACTTTATGAAAGAAAAAATAATGAAGTCGAAAACGAAAAAGAAGTAATGGCATTAGCCAAGTCACAAAAAAGTTTAAAGGCTTGGACTAAACAGAAGTGGCGTACTAAATCTGGTAAGCCATCTACTCAAGGTCCTAAAGCTACGGGCGAAAGATATCTACCATCTGCCGCCATTAAAGCTTTATCACCTGGTGAGTATGCAGCAACTACCGCTGCTAAAAGAAAAGGTAAAGCACAAGGTAAACAGTTTGTGGCTCAGCCTAAAAATATAAAAAAGAAAGTAAAGAAATATAGGAAAGTAAAATGATCTGGTCTTTATTAGGAACAGTAGCTAAAGGTGCAGTAGATGTTATCAAGACACGTACTGAAACTAAGAAGCTAATGGCAGAAGCAGAACAAACGCACATCAGAAAGATGGCTGAAGGTGAGATTGATTTCGCGATTGCTACACAAAAGAATATGCAGAACTCATGGCGTGATGAATGGTTCACTGTCATCTTATCACTACCATTGTTAATTGTATTTGGTGCTATCTTCTTTGGTAAGCCAGAGTGGATACAAAAATTAAAAGAAGGATTCGATACTTTAAATCAATTACCCGACTGGTATATCTGGGCATTGATGGCAGCAATCGCTAGCTCATTTGGTTTAAAGGTTACTGACTTAGCTATTAAAAAATTTAAGAAATAATGTATCACGTAGAAATATTTGCATATAAAATTATTAGTAAGATATGTAAGTTATTTGAAAAACAAAAACCGAAAGATGAACATGAAGTTCACTGGGGTATAGGAGGCAAATAATGTTTGAAGAGCTTAAGGAGAGAATAAAAGAACACGAAGGATTTAGGTCTTATGTTTACAAGGATTCGTTAGGATTCGCAACCATAGGATACGGTCACTTGGTAACGAAGGAGGACAACTATGAAGAAGGTGTTGAATACAGTCAAGAACAACTTGATGCCGTCTTTGAAGATGATTTTGAAAATGCCTGTGATTGCGCTCAATTGGTCGCTGACAATTTTAATATCAATCTTGACGAGCATCCAGAACCTGTTAAAGAAGTTCTTATAGAAATGGTATTTCAGTTAGGTGTTGGAGGGGTAAGTAAGTTTAAGAAATTTCTTGGACACTTATCTACCAGCACCTATCATCTCGCCGCGGATGAGATGCTCGATTCGCGTTGGGCAAAACAGACCCCGCACCGCGCAGAGAAATTATCTTACATCATCAGAGAGTTAGCCCACTGACGTGGCTTTCTTAGTAGCGAATGTTCCACCCGTTGAAGTCCTTGTTAAGAAAGAGTATCTCTATGATTTTCAGAGGGGGCACGGTGAGTACGAACCAGGAATCTGGATCACCGCTAAATCTATACAAGGTCGCGCATTATATTTCGAGACCTATCTCTATGAAACGGGAGCTCTATATGATAAGCTACCTATCTCGGCTTTTGTCTGGAAAGAGACGAAGGAAGAGATGGAACTCGAAGACCTAGAGCTTTGGGATTGTTTTAGCTACCACATCTCAGTTATACAAAAGGTGAGTGTAGGGTCGGGGAAATGTAAATACAAGGCTCCAAACGGGAATTTTTATTTTGGGGAGTATTTATATACTATAGATAGTTGTCATCCCGATTATAACATACCAGATATTGGGTATTCTGAGGTACCTACACAGCATAAGTCCTTTAATATATTGAAATTAGACAACGGATATTTCGCCGCTCAGCCTAACAATCGGGTAATATTTTATGATAAGTCTTTATCCCCAAAGAAGATGAGGTTCCCAGACTATAAGGTTTCAACTATTGAATATGGTGTGGAAAATAAATCTAAGTATACAGCGGGTGATGATACTAATTTCTTTTATGAGTTCGAAGAACAAAGCTAGGCAATAAGCCTAGCCTATTCCTCTTATAGATTACTTCTGTGGTATTCTTAATACGTTAGGGAAGTATTGATTTTCTTTATAGAAAGTCATAGCCCAGTACCAATCATCTTTATATTCTGCTCTCGCGTACTGTTCTAATTCTGAGTCTCCGTCTGTTCCTGTATTGTTGAAGATGTTTAAACATCTGTTAACAAATGAGTTAGTTACGGAGAAAGTTCTTGGGTTTGCCATAGTTTCTCCTTTATTGATATTTCAGCCAAGGCTCTCCAGTAGTCCTTGTCTTTGATTGGGAGTGTAGCAAACTTTTGTTTAGAAGTCAAGCGTTTGTTGCTGAATAGCAGATACAGCTTTTTTGCAAGGCTGTCGTATTTAGTTTTTTGTGGATAGGTATTTTGATTTGTCATGTCTCTGTAAGTGAAAAGGAGCTAGTATTTCTACCAGCTCCTCGTACGTTTGTGGAAACGTGAGATCCCCAAACTGTTTCTAAATATTACATCTAGAAGAAGTAAGGTTCTTCGTGCCCCCCTGTCTCCGTTTTTTTCTCTTTATAAGCACCATGCCCTATACTAAGGAGGGGTACATTTAGTACCTTTAATGTTATAACTATATCACAAGTTAAACAATTTGTCAAGAGGAAAATGCATCGCTCCAATCTCCTTGAACTGCGCCCTTTGCGTATTCAGTAGCCCTAGTTTCAAAGAAGTTTTCGTGTGCCTGTCCATTGACAATATAGTCTACCCATTCTAATGGGTTTGACTTTACTCCGTAGTTAGGCTTCAAGCCTAACTGAAGTAATCTTCTGTCAGCCATGTAGTGTATATAGTTCTTTACTTCTTGAGGAGTCAAGCCTTCGACTGGTCCTTGTTGGAATGCCAGGTCAATAAACTTCTCTTCAAGAGTTACCATATCTCTACATATATCGTACAATGACTTTTTGAATTTGTCATTCCAGATATGTGGCTTCTCATCTAATACAGTATGTAAAAGTTTAATCATATTCTCAACGTGGTGATTCTCATCTCTGATTGACCACGCTACGATTTGCCCCATGCCTTTCATTTTGCCGAAGCGTTGAAAGTTTAGAAGCATAATGAATGATCCAAACAACTGCAGTCCTTCACCGAATGCAGAGAACACAGCCATGTCACGAACGATCTTCTCTTCTTCCGTGCCCCCTTTGCTTTCCCAGAGATAGTTATGTTTGTCTGCCATCTCTGCATACTCTTGGAATGCTTTGTATTCTCTGTCATCCATACCAATGGTATCATTAAGTAATGAATAACTATGCGCATGGTTAGCCTCCGACGTAGCGATAGCGGATAACATCATACGCACTTCTGGTTTCTTGAACATGGGTATATACACATCCATATAGGCTTGTGCAATATCTACGTCACCTTGTGTAAAGAATGTTAGAATCTGTTTGACTAGATTCTTTTCTGCATCATTCATCTTAGAGTTCCAATCATTTACATCTTCATGTAATGGAACCTCACTGGGTAGCCAGTGCATCTTCTGTTGTTGGTCATAGGCTTCGAATGCCCATGGATATTCAAATGGTTTATAGTATTCTCTTCCTTGAAATACTGACATGTTTTCTCCTTATGCTTCACAAGCCACGCATGCGGCTTCTTCTTGTTGATAGTCTTGTCTTATAGTTCTTTCTATCTGACTAGATAGGTTCTCTACTTTCTTTAAAGCTTGGCTTCTCATATAGTAAAGTGTTTTGACTTTACCTTTCCACGCTCTCAAATGAATACCATGTAATGTTTTGGTGTCCACATCTGGTGGTAAGAACAAGTTTAAACTTTGTGATTGACAAATGTATTGTTGTCTGTCCGCCGCTAGATCAACTAGCAACCTCTGGTCCATCTCGATAGCTGTCTTAAACACTTTCTTTTCCTCATCAGATAAAAAGTCTAAATGCTGTACACTACCCCCATTAGTCACAATAGATTTCCAAACTTCTTTGTTATTTCTATCATGTCTAATCAATACTCTTTCTAAGTATTTATTCTTCATAAGGAATGTGCCACTTAAAGTCTTTTGAGAAAACGCGTTTGCGCGCAGTGGTTCGATAGATGGAGAAGTTCCCCCACAGATAACAGACGAAGAAGCATTAGGAGCAATGGCGATGACATGAGAATGTCTTAGCCCTGTGCCCTCCATGTCTGCGGGAGAACCCCTCTCTGCTCCCAGCTTTTCATTAGCAGATTGAGCCTCGTTGTGTATATGCTTAAATATATACTCATTAATATCTTTAGACTTTTCACCATCCATAGCTACCTCTCTCTTCTGGAAATAACTATGTAGCCCCATCGCGCCTAAGCCAATGGCTCTTTCACAACGCGCGGAATTAACTGCGCGCCACATGTAAGAGGGGGCACTTGTAATGAAATGCTCTAAAACATTATCAAGCATACGCACCAAATCTTCTATAAATAAT